AAGAAGAAATAAAAAAAGAAGAAATAAAAAAAGAGGTCCCCGAAGAATCAGAAGAATCAGAAGAATCAGATCAAGAAAAAAAAGAAGAAGTAAAAAATATTATTAATAAAAATATAAATGAAAATAAAAATGTTAATGAAGATATATTTGTAGGTAAAAAAACAATACCCAAAGTAGAACATAAACCAACAGAAGAATATATAAAAATGTCACAATATGAATTAGATCAGTTTGCTAATGCTGTTATAACTAAATATAAAGATTATGAAAAACGTGTAGAACTATATGAAAAAAAAAGAATACAAAGAATTGAAAAAGAAATACAAGATGAACGAGATAAAAATAATTTTGTTAGAAAAATTAAAAATAAAAATATAGATAATATATTTAATACAAGAAGAAGAAAATGGTAAGACCCGCTAGGGCGACTCTTAGAGTAAATAAAAAAACATATTTTTTTTATCCAAAGTAATTTTTTTTTAAATAAAAAAACCAAAGTAAATAAATAAGATAAAAATATTATTATATATAATTATATATGTATAAAAATATTAAAGAGTTTAAAAAGTTTTATGATAAAGAAGAAGAAGAAGAAAAAGAAGAAAAAGATTGTAATGATGCCCCTAAAGTTTTAAAAGTAAAAGATCCTGAAAAATTTTTTATTAAAAAATGTAATCCAGTTTTACCACAACCACCCGCATGTATGATTATATGTAGTCCAATTAAAACAGGTAAAACAACTTTATTATCTAATCTTTTATTAAACCCAAATTTTTATGGTAAAGATTATTTTGATGAAGTTATTATAATATCAAATACTATTTGTAATGATATAACAGGCAGATTTTTATTAAAATCTTTTACTTGTCATAATATATATTCTGATAAAATAGTTCTTGATTTATTAAAAAGACAAGATAAAGACGGTGAAGAAAATGAAGAAGGTGAAAAAGATCATAGAAAAGATATAGCATTAGTATTTGATGATATATTAGGTAGTATAAAAAGAGAAAGCATAGCAAATTATATTAGTACTAGATTTAGACATTATAATATAAAATTACTTATTTATTCAACACAGACAGCACGGGGCATTAGTAGTATGGTTAGACAAAATTGCACGGATTTTATTATGGGTAGTCCATTTCCAAATCAAAAAGAAAAAGATAAAATTTTCGAAGAATATGGTGATTTATTTGGTGGATATAGAAATTTAGAAAATATATATAAATTATGTACCCCCAATAGATATGATTTTATGTATTTATCTATGCAAGATAATCCACCACTAGCATATAAAAATTTTGATACATTAATTGCTGAAGGTGATAAAATTGTTTCTAACTCTCATAATAATATTGATAATGATGATATTAAAGAAGATGATTATAGTGATATAATTAGTGATAGTGATAGTGAATAAATATTAAATATAAAAAATAATATTAAATAATTATAATATTTATTATTTATATATATATATTATAATATGGATGATTTTTTTCAAAGTAATGTAAAAGACCCAGCTAGTCAATATAGTGTTAGAATTCCTTCAATGAATGGACTATCTTATAATAGTTCTCAAGAAATTATTATTTATATTGATCCATCAGTTAAAGTATTTGATCCACTTGAGACATATGTCAAATTTAGAGTAAAATTAAATACTACTATGATTACTAAATTATATTTAGATCCAAAAATCGGAGGTCAATGTTTAATAAGAGATATTACAATAAGAAGTGGAGCAGGTGTATTATTGGAGGAATTATTTGCATATAATCAATACGTGCATCTTCAATATTCGTATGATAATAGAGAGTGTTTAAAAAATAAAAGAGTATTACTTGAAGGCACAACAGGAACAACCAATAGTAATAAACCACCAATGGATGATCTTGGAAATGCTTATCTTACAACAGAACACGGAAATGATGTTTTTAATAGTGCATGGGGTAATGATGTTGAAGTTGAATTATGCCTTCCATTACATACAGGAATATTTTCAAATGATAAAATATTTCCTAATCAATTAACAGATGGTTTATATATTCATATTTTATTAGAAGCTGATAAAAATTGCATAAGACAAAACCCAAAAGTTACGAGTGATGCTTTTGCATTACGGTTTTTATGTGATGCAACACAAGACCCAACCCTAGGTGGTTCAGGTTGGCCTAGTGGTAATGCTACTGCTTCATTTTTTATTCAACCAAATATAAATTTAAACCCAGCAAATATAGAACAATTTCCATTTGAAGTAGGTGAAAGATTTGCTTTTTATAAATCAACAGGTCAAATAGAAAATGTCGGAGCAAGAATATTTGAAATAGAAGGTGTAGAAATTGATGGTAATTTTTTAAAGATTACTATTGGTGGTGCTGATTATGACCCTGGTGCTGTTGCTGCTAATGCTATTGCTAATGGTGATTGGATGTTGTCCTTGGAACATCATATAGTATTAACACCACCAACATATCAAATTACACAATGTGATTTAATTGTAGGAGCAATAGAACCACCTGATAGTTTTTATAATACTATTAACCAAAGATTATTAGACCCTGAAACAGGATTTATTACTTATGATTTTCAATCGGTTCAAACATATTCTCAATCTGTTCTTGCTAATAATACAGCTGGAACTTTATTAATGCCATTAAATAATACTATGTGTAAATCACTATTATGTAAAGCACATAACTCAGGTAATATATCTTGGCAAGATGCATTAAGTAATAATTTTTTTAAAGGTGTATATGATAATTTATCACAATATCAATTTTTTTATAAAAATACATATCAACCTGATAGACCAGTAAGAACTAGTGATATTGAAAACGGAGGAGTAGCACAACAACAATTAATCGAATTAGAAAAAGCATTATATATGGCTGATATATCACCAGAAAATTTTAATGAATTCAAAGATAATTTTGTAATTGGAAGAGCAGTAGCATTAAATAAACAAATTGCTAATTTAAATAATACAGATGTACAATTAAACCTTAGTTACTCTACACCAACAATAAATAAATTATTTAGAATATTTGTAGCACATATTAGGGGTATTGAATTTAGAAGTGGTGGAATTACCGTTCAAATATAAAAAAAAATAATATTAAATAATTATAATATTTATTATTTATATATATATATTATAATTAATGGAAGGTTCAAAGCAATATATTCATGTAATACCCTCAAATCAACCTGCTAATGCACGAATAGGATATAATAATGGTAATCCAATGATAAATTTTAATATTGGTAGTCAAGAAAGATTTTTAATTGGTGAAAGTGTAAGACTAACGGGTAAATTTAAATTATATAAGCCAGATGGAAATGATTATAACGATGAAGATTTAGTAACAATTGATCCTGTTTTAGGTGTGGCTAGTGTTTTAGAACAAATTACAATAAGTTCAAAAAGGACTAATCAGACAATAGAACAAATTAAAGATTATAATAAATTTTTAGCATCATATTATAAAGCAAAAGAAGATCAATATGAACTAGAAACAAGTGAATCATTGACAAGTTTAAAAGCAGGATCAATTAATGCTGAAAGGACATTACAAATGGAAAATAATGGCACAGAACTTGATTTTTCAATACAAATACCAACTGGTTTATTAAATTCTAGTGAATTAATTCCATTAAGTGATTCGTGGGGAACGGGTGGTTTATTAATTCAAATAAATTTAGCACCTGATAGTAATGTTTTGTTTGGTTACGATGGCACAGAACTTGATGTAGATCAAAAAGGATATTATTTATTATCTAATGTAGCATTAAATGCTGTTGTTCATCAACCTACTGGTGATGACCTTAAGAGAGCAATGGCAAATACTTCTATGGAATATAATAGTATTAGTTCATATTATCAAGTTCTTAATTCTTCATATGCAACAATTAATTTTAATTTAGGATTATCAAAGGTTATTAGTGCATTTATAAATGTAGTAAGATCAAGCAATATAAATAGTTATAGTCATGGACTTGCAACAAATGGTATTCAAGATAATAATGGTGAAAATGTTAATATTACAAATGTGCAATGGTTAAAAAATAATATGTTATATCCAAATCAATATCAAATTCAAGACTTTACTAATAACAGTGCTTTTTATGAACCACAATTAGTAAGACAATTTTTAAACAGTATAGATGAATTTTCAAAAATTAAATCATATGAAGTTTATGATGGTGTTAATATGAAGAAAAATTATGCTTATAAAGAATATGGTGATTATGTTGGAAATGCTTTTGGAATTGGTGTAAGATATGATTCATTATCAGATCAAGGTGCTGATTTTTCATCAGAACAAATTGGTTTAATTATAGAAAGTGCATTACAAGATGCTGCACCAAATTCTGTATATTTATTTTGTTTATCAAGACAAATTATTACATTTGGTGCTGGTGGTATTAATGTAATTAAATAAATAATATTAAATAATTATAATATTTATTATTTATATATATATATTATAAAATGAACGGACAATATGAAAAAGATGATTTAAGTAATATCCGACAAGGAAAAGATATGGAATTACCTAACCTTTTAAGAGTTGCACCATTTGATATGAGGACTGATATGAGAGTAGAAACATCAATTTTGGATCCAGTAGTTAATACAATTCGTAATTGTCGTTTTGTAATTCCTAATAAAGGTATTTTAAATAGTGCCACAGCACGAATTAATTTAGGTGTAATAGCATCTGATATTGGTGCTGAAAAAAGTGCTGTTTTTTTACCTCTTCCAAATGGAATTTATAGTATGGTAAATAGGGCAGTATTAAGAGTAGGAACAAAAGTATTGAGTGAATGTTTAGACCTTAATTATTATATGGCATATAGATCAAATTTATTACATAGTGAAACTATAAAGAATATAGAAAATGTTGTTAGTGGTCGTGGTTTATCAGTTGGTTTAAATCCATATAATTTAACTGGAACGTCACAGCAAACAAATTTATCTAATGCTTATTCTTATGTATCTAATGCTGGTGAAAATAACATACAAAATGATTATAATCTACATATTCCATCATATGCTAATATGTATAATAATGATTTTGTTAATTTTCAAATATCTCTAAAAGAATTATTTCCAATTTTGGGTCAATGGAATTTACCACTTTTTATGATGAAAGAACAAGTATCTATTGAATTATTTTATTCAGTAAATGATGAACATACTTCAATTGATGACATTGTTGTAGATAGTCCTTTAACCGCTCAAGTAGAAGCAAATACTAACAAATGTTTTTTAATTTGTGATTATATATATTATGATGAGGACAAAATGGATATAATTAGACAACAACAAAATGCAAATCCAGTTATGGATTATGTAGAACATCAATTAGTAAAATCATCTATACCAGATGATGTTTCTGGTGATTCATTTATAAGAAATGTAGGCGGCGCAGGTCAATATGTTAATAAAATTATGTCTATGAATAATCCTATATTAGATGCTGATGATAGCGTTTCTACTGTTCTTGGACCTTATGCTAGTTCTTCACCTGATCGTGGATCTCTTTCTTATAATTTAATATATAATGATTTACGATTATTCCCAGTTAATGTAACTAATTTAGCACATATTGCTTCTAATATACAATATGCAGAAGTTATTCCATTGAATGTTCCAATCGCCCATTTTACAAAAGGTAATGTTTCAAGTCCTGCACAGTTAGCTGCAGGTATGGAAGTGAATTCTGATTGCGATGGTAAAAGATTTTTTATTTGTACTAAATTATTAAATAATAATAGAATTAATCAAAGAGGTATATTACTACAACAAAATGCAACATTTAATAATGATAATATAATAAATCGTTCTTATTTAGAAATATTAAAAGGAATGAAAATTGTAAATGGATATCTCGAGGTAATGTTTTTATAAAAATTTAATTTTTTAATTATATAATATTATTATATATAAATATAATAATATGGTTGTTGAATGTATTATTGAATGTAGTAGATTAGCAAGTAACCAAGCAAAAAGTGATAATAATGAAAATTATAGTTTATGGACTAATAATGCAGGCTCAGGTATTAAATTAAATCCTGGTGATAATATAAGCGTACAAAGTGCATATATAAATGAAATCGGAGTAGGTAGTGATACAATTGAAATAGATGAAACTAATAATAAAATGTTTTTAACATTACAATTTTTTAAAACTGGTGATGGAGAGAATTTAATGCACCTGCCAAGAAATGCTTTAGATGATACAGTAGCAGGAAATTTTAATAATTTAGGTGGAGATGTTACAGAAGCAAATGCTTATAATTATTATTCTGTTTATAGATCTTGTTTAGAACCATTAAATAATAATACAACTGCAATAGTAGAATTTGGTGGAATTAGAGATCATGATATTAGAAGTCCATTATATAATCAAAATTATTTTAATCAAAGATTAACAATAATGATAAGTAATTTAATAACACCGTTAATTGCTCCATATGATAATTCTAATAATTTTGAATACTGCTTTTTTCAATATGATATTAAAACACAAAATATAAATATAGAATTACCATTAGGACATTTAACACCATCAAATATTTGTAATAAAGTAAATAAAGCATTTAATAAAAAAATAGGAATAAAAGAAGGTTTTATTAATCCTATTAAATTAGATCCTGGAGGAGCACAAGAAATTGTAGATACAATTCCTGAACAATATAATTTTAATAATAAAATACCAATATATAATTGTTATCAACCTATCCAATGTGCTACATATGGATCATTTAGTAAAAGTTGTTTTCAATTCTCTAAAGATAATCCAGGTCAAATACACGAGGGCATTGAAAATGCTGAACCAATGACAGCATTATATTATAGTTCATTTAGTTCTATTGCTGTTTATGATCCTGAAAGTTTTAATTTTGGTAGAATATTTATGACTGGTGGAACTAATAATTTATCAAGTTTTAATATTACAAGTCAAAGTAATTTTGATGTTCCTATTTTAGGTAATATTGTAGGTATAAATACTAATATTCCATGGAATGATACTAATATAACAAATTTAAAAAATTGGGTTCATAGTCAATATGATAATAATGATTTGTTTAAAGAAATGTTTCCAGCAAATGACAAAAGATATATACATGTAGATAGTGATGCTGGACGAGCTGATATAGATAAATTGGGTGATGATAAAGATTATACAAAAATGAGTATAATACAATATATTGCTTTTGATGTAAGACAAAAAGATAATTTTACAAATGAATATGATGGTAATTTACAATATAATAATTATGGTTTTATGATTCATTATAGTGATCCTGCTGGTATTGATAATGGAACAATTGGTTTTAGATTATATAATAATTCACCCACTGATAAAATTACTTATAATTATAATACTGATGCTAATATTAATTGCGGATATGATATTCATTATAGTGCCTTTGGAACTAATGTATTTATGATTTCTAATTCAATATCACCTTGGTCTTATTATTTATATCGTGGCAAATATACCCCTGCTGGTGGTGGTGCTGAAATTACATTTAATACACCTGTATCATCATATAGTATTACAGAAAATTTTGATACATCAAGTATGATTAATCATATTTATGTTGGAGCAGAAACAGCAGGATTAAATTTTGATAGTATTAGTAGTAGGTTTTTTTTTGAAAAATTATATACAGCTAAAAAAATATCAAATACACCGGTTGGTGGATTAAATTTATTAGAGCAATTTTCAGAAAAAGATGGAACAGAAACATTATTAGTTTCTACAAATGTAACAGATGCAGATACTGCTTCTAATCCTAATGCTGGTGATCCTATATATCAATTAAATCCTATATTAAGACCAATTATATATAATCCTGAATTTTGGTTACCAATGGTTAATGCTGGTGATTTAACAGCACAAAAATCATTTTTTACATCATATAATCCTGAAATACTTATTATCCCCGCACCAGCAAATAAATCAAGTATTATGTTATTACAAAAACCATTAACAGATGCAATATTATTTAATAATAATTTAAATTTTTATAATCAAAATATAAAATACGATAGTCAAAGTGGCATATGGATATTTTTTAATAATTTAACTTCTAAAAATTTATTTTCAAAAAGTATTTGGAATTTAATAGGATATACATATGAAGGATTAAAATTAGATCAAATAAATTATGATAGACAAATGGAATTAAATAGTTTAAATTTAACATCTTTTCCTTTTACTACTAATACAGAAAATAATGCTAGTTATGTTGAATCACAAAATAGTAATCCATACGGGGAACCATTATTTGTTCCTTGGTGTTATAATCCATTAACATCAATAAACGAGCAATTAGTGAATGATGAACCAATACAAAGAGGTCATAATCCAGAAGTAAATATAAGCACATTATCATTTAAAATATTAGCCGAGAATAAACCCATTAAACAAAAATATCCATATTATACAATAAGAAGTGATATAATATTAAATAAAAATTATATTGGTGGGCATGATGGTATAAATTTACCTGTTGTAGCAATAGCAAATAAAGCATACGTTAGTGATGATTATTATTTTATGATTAGTAGCAATATGAATTTTACTGTTGATAGTCCAACAATATTAACATCAATAACTCAATCAATACATAATCCATTAGGAGAACTTGCAAGTGTTGATCCATCTTGTAGTGTAATATATATGATTACTAAAAATATTCAAATACAAAGACCATTAATACAACAACAACAACAACAACAACAACAACAACAAAAAAAGATAACACCACCACAACAAAGAAGAAATAAATAAAAAAATAAAAAAATATAATTTTATATAAGTTATATATATACAATAAAATGAAAAAAAAAGAATTATATGAACTTGCAAAAAAACATAAAGAAAAACATAAAATTAAACCAAAAAAACCATTAAGTCAAATGAATAAAAATGAATTAACCGCATATTTAAAAATGACACCTGATAAAAATAATATTATAAATAGTGATGAAAGAAAAAAAAAAAATAGTAAATCAAAAGGTTCAATAGCTTTTTTAAAAGCATATTATGCTAATGAACAAAATTTAAAAAATATTAAAAAAGCAGAAAAAAAAGAAAAACAAGATAAAAAAGAAGATAATAAACCTGCTGAAAAAGTAGAAAAAAAAGCAGTTGAAGAAAATAAATTAATTTTAAAAAATGCACAAAATAAAAAAGTAAGAATAAAATTAAAAAAAGCAGAAAAAATAGAAATGATTAAAATGTTATTAGTGCTATATAAAAAAGAAGGATTAAATGCTGATGTTACAGGCATACCTGTTGAAATAGTAAAAAAAGCAAAAAAATTATATGAAAAAAAACATAAAGGGGATGAGAAAGAGAGCATGAAAGAAGAAGATGAAAAAAGAAAAAATAATAAAGATTTAGAAGAAAAAAAATTATTACAAGAAAGAAAAAAGGAACATTTAAAACAAGGAGCATATAAAATTAATGACCCAGAAAAGGAAAAAGGCATATATGATATGTATAATAAAAATTCAATTGAAGAATTAAAAAAAGATATAAAATTTTTTGATAAAGATACATATTTACATGCTCGAGCAAGTCAACGTTCTAATTATAGCACGAGATTATGGAAATTAAATATACTAAAAAAAGTTTTAAAAGAAAGATTAAGAATCAAAAAAGAAGAACCAAAAAAAGAAGATGAAAAAAGAAAAAATAATAAAGATTTATTAGGAAAGAAGATAAACGAAATCGTATCTGTTTTAAATAAAAAAGGTGTAATAATGAATATGAAATTATTGGAAGATACCCATTATAATGATTTATTAACAAAGGCGAAAGAAGGAAAATTAAGAGGATTAAAAAGAATGGAAAAATTAAAAAAAGATAATTTATTTGAAGAACAAAGATTACTAGATATGACAACATCAAAAGAAAAGGGAGTTGATGAATTGATTAAAAAATCACATTCAAGAGTTCAAAATGTAATAGATATTATTAAAGAAAAAGAAAAAGAAAAACCAAAAAAACAAAAACCAGAAGAAGAAGAAGAAGAAGAACATAAACCACCACCACCAGAACAACCAATAGAAGAAAAACCAAAAATAATATCAAAACCTAAAAAAGATGACATAATTGATTTAACTAATCCAGAACAAAGAGAAAGATTTTATAAAACTGTAAATACATTTTTAACAAGTAAATCAAAAAGAGGAATTAATTATTTAAGAAAAGATTACGGATTAACAAATAAACAAATTGATACAATTGAGGGTGCTAATAACTGGGCAGATTTTTACCCTACACCGTCTCATTGTATTAATAATGAAAAAGTTAAAAATGCATTAGATGGTTATAGTCCTATTTTAGAACCTACAGCAGGATTAGGAAATATTATGAATGAATTATTATTAATGTTTCCTAAAGTTAAATTAATAGGTAATGAATATATGCCTGATATGGCAGAATTTTTAAAAAGTATGTATCCAAAACTAGAAATTACAAATAATAATTTTTTAAAAATGGATATTCCAGATAATACAAATGCTATTGTTTGTAATCCACCTTTTTCATTTGGTAATGATAAAAAATTTTATTATGACTTTTTATTTAAAATTCTTGCTGATATGAATAATAAAAAAAATGATTATATGAAACCAATAATTTTTATTTGTCCTGAATTAGTTTCTGATAAACGAGATGAAAATAATAATATATATGAGATGATGGGCAGAGAACCACCTAAAAGAGATGATTTTACATTTTCATTATACGATATATTACAAGATAAAAGATTATCAATAAAAAAATTAATATCATTATGTAAAATATATTTAGATATTACTATAACACCTAAACAGGCAAAATTAATAAAAGAAGGTGATAATGAAGATGATGAAAAAGTTATTGATATAATTAATGCTTTAGAATTTGTTCAAGGTAAATTATTAATGAAATGTAAAGGATTTGGAGGAACTAGTATAACTGCTAATGTATATGAATTTATATTATATAAAAATTATAGAAAAGGATATGGAGAAGAACCTGAAAAAGAAGAACCAAAAAAAGAAGAACCAAAAAAAGAAGAACCAAAAAAAGAAGTTATTAAAAAAGAAAAACCATATAATGATAGATTAAATAAATTCATACAAAATGGCAAAAAACATAATAAAAAAAAACATTGTTATTCATTAAATAATCAACCATCTTGTAGAAAAAATCAACCACATTGTAAATAAGACAAAAAAGACAGATTAGACAAGAAAGACAAGAATATTTAATTTAAAAAAGATTATATTTATATTTATAAATTTATAAAAATAAAAATATGTAAAATAATATAACTTGTCTTTGTCTTTCTTGTCTTTTTGTCTAATAAAAAAAATATACAATTAGTATATAAAATTATAATATTAATATTATATATATTAAATGAATAAATATAATAAGGGTAAAATATATAAGATTGTAGATAATAGTAACAATAATGTATATTATGGATCTACAACAGAAAAATATATAGATTATAGATTAAGTGGTCATAAGACAGATTATAAATTGTATTTATTAGGTAGAAGAGATTATAGGACATCATACAAAATAATAAAAAATAATAATTATCATATTGAATTAGTTGAAGACGTTAATTGTAATAATAAATTTCAATTACATGAAAGAGAAAGATATTATATTGAGAATTTTAATTGTGTAAATAAAAATATCCCAAATAGAACATGTAAACAATATTATATTGATAATAAAGATAAATATAAAAATAGAAGACATTTATATAAAACAATAAGAGACTTATATAATATTAATTTATCTATATTTGTATAATTACAATAAAAAAGACTTCTTATATAATAAGAAAATAAATATTAATATATAATATAATATAATATAATATAATAATAATAATTACAATTAAAAAGACTTCTTATATAATAAGAAAATAA